GTTGGAAGTGACACTCCGGTCTTCCGTGCGACAATCTGAAAAAGACCTTGTCTTCGTTTCAGTTTGATTGTTTCAATTGCTTTTGCGTAATCCATAACGGCACAAAAGTAAAATAAACAATTCAATAATGCAAATAAAATTTACTTTTAATTAGATTTTTATGTCTTCCGAGAATATCAAATCCCCAAAACGAGCGTTCAACTCGTTGACCAATTCCATCTGAATGGATTCCGTGAATGCCTTTTCTAAGAATGGTTGTGCCTTCGTTCCGCTTCGGTGAATCTTCTTGGCAATGGCTTTGGCAAGTGAATCGTAGGTTTGACCTCCGCTTGGTTTGATACCTTTTTGACTGATCCAAGTTTTTAACGATTGCCACAAGTACGGAGTGCCTTCAATATGTCCTCCTCGTGTTGGCTTCCTTCCGTATTCTACAAACTCCCAGTAGTCCTCAGCCAAAAGAATTGTGTTGATGGATGTCGGTGACTTGGTAATGTTACCAGGTGCAAACGATTGTCGGAGTTTGGATGATGCGTTTGTTCCATTGGCATCAAGATTCGCCCAAATCGGTGGGATTACCTTCTTGTTCCACCATTCAACGATGATCTGCTGAAGTAGTGAACCTTGAGATGCGTCACCTAAATAAGTATCAAGTGCATCAGGTAATTTAGATAAATCTATTTGAGCCACATCGCAACGCTTAAAATAGTTAGGACTACACTCAGCATCTTGTAACTGATTAAAGTGCGTGAGATGGCTTTATTTCGCTTGACAAGGGCATTGTTGTCATCCTTCAGGTATCCGATGTTTGTCTTTTGCTTACCGATGATGGAATCTTGCTGATCAATAATGATTGAATCCGATGTCACAATTTTGCGAAGAACTGTGACTTGCCTTCTCGCAATTGCACCCTTCACCAAATAGTGATTCGCTTCTTGGATTACACAAGTATCAATCAACACTTGTCCATTGCTGGTCAAAGGAATGAGAAACAACAAGAACCACATTCTACAAAGTAGCACTTTTGGGCGATTGTTTTTCTTTGGTTTCAATGAGCTTGTCAAGATACCACTTCGCTTTGTACAAATCTTCCAACCCATTTTTATCTTCGCACCTCCAAATGTATTTGATTATGTTCCCGGTGCAAACTGCGATGATTCCTTTTTTATTGGTAGTTGCTGAATCAATCGCATCAATGCACTCAATTAATCCTTGTTTATAGTGTTTTGGGTTGACTGCATCCATCTCTTTACAAATATATCATATTCTTCTTCCAGTATAAACGAGTGACCTCCGAGCATATAAACTATGCAATACTCGTGATAAGCACTCACTCCCACAATTTGTGCAGAATCAATCGCACCATCCTCAACGATTTCAACGATGTCTGATTCTCCTTCAATCAAACCCATCCAATTGTCGTTCTTTTGCTCGTGTACAATTTGAACCTTTAAGATCATATTCGTTTGCGTTTTTTTAACTTATAGGATTTGACCGTTGATGATTTTGAAGTTGTCAACGTGAAACGATAAATCCTCATTGACCGTTACATAGGCAAATCCATTCGACCATTTAGTGTAAGCGTAAGGACGATATTCAGGTGACAAGTTGCAAAGTGAACCCATTGACCACACTCCAACTTGTTCTCCGTGCAGATTGTTTTCTGAGTGGTGCGATACTTGGTGATAGTGACCAACAATTGTTGATGCCTTTGCTTTCAAGAAGAATCCTCGTGCCGGGTTTACTGGTGAGAATACTGATTCCCCAAGTTCGTGACCGTGCAACACCGTCAACTTTCCAAGTTTGATCATTTCACGATTGACGGGAATGATGTTGTAGGTGTGCAAATGCAACAAAGATTCCAAACTCACATCGTTAAGGTCAGCCAGTTCACGAGCATTCCTAAGAATGTACGCTCTCATCCTTTCCTCGTGGTTTCCAATCTTGTAGTAGATGGGTTGTGTTGGGAACAATTCTCTCAAATACTTGAAAAAGTTTCTTCCCATTTCCAATTCTTCCGAGATTTTTGGTCTGCGAATTTCTTTTGAGAATCTGCTCACATCATAACAATCAAGAATGTCACCATTTAAGATGATACAATCGGGAACATTGTTTGCCCCGTAATTTAGTGCAGCCGTCAACGCTTCTTCATCGTGGAAAGGAAGGTGAATGTCTGAAAGTATCAAATACTTGCCTTCGCCCAAAACAACGGGAATCATATCCTCAGCTCGTGAAAGGATATTGAGTTTTGCCAATCCCTCCTTGATGGAAGAATGTGTTGGCTTATCTATGTGATTTTGATTCATTGCACATTTTGCACTCATCTCTCCACTTGCACCCTTGTAATAACGCACACTATTTCTCGCAACTTCTAAACTTGGAAACAATCCCTCTTCCTTCGTAAATATCATTGATGCCAAAGTCCGGTTAGGTAATTCAGGAAATTGAAGAATGTATTTTTTGACGATTTCTTGTTTAAGTGTTTTCATAGAGTTGTATCAAGTGTACGATGTAACTCAATGGCTTGTTTCAGACCTTCTGACGAACTTTGGAAGGTGTCAAGGTAGATTGTGTCCAAGTGATTGAGATATTTGATGAGAACGCTTCGTTTGATTTTCTCTCTCTCAACGATTCTTTCGTGCATTTCTACCTTCAATAGTGTTTTTGGCTTTGGATGTTCTTCAAAATTGAACATCGCCCACACAACACTACACAGGTACAACGCAACTATTAGAGAGATAAGGAGTGAGAACTTGGAAGTTGATTGCATATCCAGCAAGTATGTCAGTTTTTGAATCATAGAATGGTGATGCATTTCCGTTGATGCTCAACTCAAAGTCACCATCGGTTTCCGTGTTGGTTTCAACCAAAGCAAAAATGTCAGACATAATTTGTGCCGTGTCCGAAAGAACTTCAATGGTGTTGCTCTCAGATTCAAACACACGATCCATCACAAGCAATGCAAAATTGTATGTCATCAACTTTCCGGCTGATTGCAGATTGAATCCATCAGGATACAACCAAACCAATGGGTAATACTCGACATTCTCAACCGTTAAATTGGATTGTTGACCAACACCAAAGTGACCGACCATTTTATGGCTTTCGGCTGCGGTCTGAATCTTTGCTATGATTTGGTTTAATGTCATTTTTTAGGAATTTGAGAAGTTTGGCTTCGTTGTTTTTTTGCCACTTATTTGTCCTCGTGGGGGAAGTCATAGTTGAAGAAACAATCGTCATATCTTAGTGGTAAATAAATTCCTCCGCTGAATGCAGTTGATTTCGGTCTAATGGTGTCAATCGTGTTGCCGGGATTCAAGAACAATGGATAATCATTCGTGTTTGTACGGAGATAATCACGCAACCTATTTGCATAGTATTCGGCTTTGTCACGATATCTGCCTTCAATCAATGTCATCTCCTCCACCGATACTGCACGAGCATTGTCAGATTCACGAGATGCAACCGATTTATTCATCAACTTAAATGTCATTGGCAACATCGCTTCGGTCAAAGTATAATACTTCAAACAAGGTGCGATGTATGAATCTAAAAGGGTGGTGTTTAAGTTGGTCAGAGTTCCTGCAAATGCTTGTGTCTGCAATTGGTTGTAAATACCTGAACCGATGACATCCCGAATATAGATCTCTTGAGCTTCTTTGATTGCTGACTTCAGCAACTTGTCATCCACATTCTCATTCAAAGGACTGTTGTCTTTCAAATAAGTTGTTGATATGAAATATACAAAGTTTGTCATTTCTTGATTCTCCTTAATAATTGTTGTTGCCAAATGTGACGGCATTGTGGAACATTCACATCTCTCACGGGGTCGTGATACCATCCACCTCGTCTGCTCCAAACATCAATTCCCGTTTGTGCTGACATCGCATCAATATCCGCACGAGAATACACACGATTGCTTTGAACAATTTGACGGCAGAACTCACGAGAACCCGGTATGATTATTCCACCGCTGATTCCTGGTGCAAGTGAGTATTTGTAACGAACCACGATTTCGGTTTGCAACTGACTGATTTCTTCCAATCCTTTTGTTGTAACCTCAAGACCTTGATTGTATCCTTTGATCAACTTTGCATCGTTCAATTTTGCAATCGTATCAACCACGACTTGTGGATCTAACTTGGTGATGTTGACGATATCGCCTACTTGCAAACCTTTGTTTTCCTTCAGCACATTCAAGATGGCTGATTCAATCGCAGATGCGAAGTCAAACTTCATCGGTTCAAAGTTCTCCGCTGGTTCACCATACTTCATAAAAACCGCCAAGTCACGCTCATCATCCCATCCAAAAGGATTTTGTGATGACATCGCAACGGGTGTTTT